GCTACAGAAAAATATTGAAACTAAAAAAGAAACTTGATAGAAAGGCATTAAGATTTCCTAAAACAAATCCCCAATGGAGAGATAGAATTAACTGGGATAGAGTTAGGAGTATACTGGTAAAGCGATATGATGGAAAAGGAATTAATTAAATTATTATTAAACAAAGACTTTTATCATAAAAATAAAAGTAAACTAACAAAAGAGTTTTTTACAAATGGTACAGGAGATTTGTATAAAACTATACAAAGTGCACATGAAGATTCAGAGCAAGATTTAAGTATTGGAGAAATTTCTACTTTACATTTAGAAGTTTACAATCCTGCTCTTTCAAAAGCCGCAAGAGATAACTTTGATGTTCTTATTAATGAGATAAAGAATATTGAGTTGCCAAATGAAAAGATAGCACAAAACATTATTCGTTCTTTATTTAAAAGACGTATAGCAGAAAAGATAGCTGTTCTTGCAAATGAAATATACAATGGTAGTGATGCTGACTTTACAGAGATTAGAAAACAATTAGATGTTACGTTTGAAGAAGTAAATGATTACGCATACATTACAGGTAATATTGAAGATTTAATTGAACAATTAAAAGACAATACAAAGTGGAAGTTTAATTTAGAACCACTTCGTGACAAAGTAAATGGTGTTGGTGATGGCAATCTTGTAATTATTTTTGCACGACCAGAGGCAGGTAAGACTGCATTCTGGGTAAATTTAGTCTCGGGAGTTGACGGATTTGCATCTCAAGGTGCTAAAGTTTGTGCACTTATCAATGAAGAGCCTGCAATTCGTACACAAATGAGACTAATAAATGCACATACAGGTATGACATTTGATGAAATTAGGGCAGATAAAACAAATGCTACGATAAAATGGGCAAAAGTGAGAAACAATATACAGATACTTGATACTGTTGATTGGTCTCTTGATGATGTTGATGAGTTTGTGCAAAAAGAAAATCCAGATATTTTAGTTGTAGACCAACTAGATAAAGTAAATGTAAAAGGTTCTTTTGCACGTACAGATGAGAAACTTCGTGCTATTTATACAGGTGCAAGAGAGATTGCAAAAAGAAATAACTGTTGTGTTATAGCTGTATCTCAAGCATCAGCAGATGGTCAAGGCAAGTTTGATTTAACTTTTGATATGATGGAGGGTAGTAAGACAGGTAAAGCCGCAGAAGCTGATGTCATTATTGGTGTAGGACATCGAGATAAATTAGATACAGATGAAAGGATTAGAAGTTTGGCTATAAGTAAAAATAAAATAACAGGTTGGCATGGGCAGTTAGTTTGTACCATTGTACCAGAACTATCGAGGTATGATTTATGATAACTGTATTTGATGTTGAAACAAGTTTTCAAATAACAGAAGATGGTAAGAAAGACCCATCAGCAAAAAATCCAAACAACTTCTTAGTATGCATGGGTATCAATGATGAGTATGTATTTTTTAGACATAACGAGTTCAAAGGTATTCCAAATAAAAAAATAGTGCAGGATATTTTAGATAAAACAAAATTACTCATTGGGCACAATATAAAGTTTGATTTATTATGGTTGTGGGAAGCAGGTTTTAAATATGATGGTAGAGTTTATGACACTATGATTGGCGAATATGTTATGAACAAAGGTATTAAAAGAAGTTTAAAATTAAAACATTGTTGTGAATATCGGGGTGTTGTGCAAAAATCTGATTTAATTGAACCTTATTTAGAAAAAAATATATCATTTGAACGTATACCAATTGGTCTTGTAGAAGAGTATGGCAGACTGGATGTTAAGGCAACCAGGTCTTTATATGAAGCACAGATGTTGCAATTAAAAAAACCACAGCACAAACATTTAATTAACACATTAAAAACTATGTGTAGATTTTTAGTTGTGCTAGCAAAGATGGAAGACAATGGTATCTATATTGATATGGATGTTTTAGATACACTACAAAAAGAGTTTGAAGATGAGCATGATAAACTTCGTGTGGAAATAGATGAGATTATGCACACGAGAATGGGAGATACAAAAATTAATCCTGCAAGCTCAGAGCAATTATCTTGGTTAATATATGGTGTAAAAGTAAAAGATAAAAAACTTTGGTCTAAGACTTTTAATTTAGGTATCGACCCTGTTACTAAAAAGAAAAAGAAAAGACCTAGATTTACAGGCACACAGTTAAAACAAATCTTTGCACGTCAATTAGAACCTGTACAAAAAACAAAAGCACGTCAATGTGAGACGTGCCTTGGTAAAGGTGTAATTAGAAAACTTAAAACAAATGGTCAACCATATAAAAATTTAAGTAGATGTGTTGATTGTAATGCACAAGGTTTTATCTATTCTAATTTAAAAGATAAAGCAGGATTTACTGCTAGTCCAGACTCTGTTATGGATATTGCAGAGGGTGGGTTTAAAACAGATAAAAATACTTTAGAAAAAATGGCTAGACAAGGAGACCAATTTTTAAAAGTATTTGTAGATAAAATTACAAGATACAATGCATTAGAAGTTTATTTAAATACATTTATTGATGGTATAAAAAAACATACATCAGATAAAAATTATTTATATCCTAGTTTTATGCAGACAGTTACAGCTACAGGTAGATTATCTAGTCGTGACCCTAACTTTCAAAATCAACCAAGAGGTAACACATTCCCTATTCGTAAAGCAATAGCATCAAGATTTGATGGTGGTAGCATTATGGAAATAGATTATGCACAATTAGAATTTAGAACTGCTGTGTTTCTTGCACAAGATAAACAAGGCATAAAAGATATTGAAAATGGTGTAGATGTTCATCAGTATACTGCTGATATTATAGGTTGTTCAAGACAAGATGCAAAGGCACATACTTTTAAACCTTTGTATGGTGGTATGTCTGGCACAGAAAATGAAAAGAAATATTATTCTGCATTTCTAAAAAAGTATCCAGATATAAAAGCATGGCATGAAAAATTACAAGATGATGCAGTTAGACGTAAGGTGGTCACGCTACCAAGTGGTCGGCAGTATGCATTCCCTAAAGCAGAAAGAATGCCTTGGGGTGGTTCTAGTTTCTCTACACAGATAAAAAATTATCCTGTGCAGGGATTTGCCACGGCTGATATTGTTCCTCTAGCTTGTATTAATATACAAGAATTACTAGAAGAGAACAATACAAAGAGCCTACTTATTAACACAGTGCATGATTCCATAGTGGCTGATGTATATCCTGGAGAGGAGGGTGTTGTCGCTTCCTGCCTCGGCAGTGGTTGTTTAAAGGTTATACAAACAATGAAAGAAATGTATGATATAGACTTCAATGTACCTCTTGATGTCGAAATCAAAGTAGGCTCTAATTGGCTAGAAACTAAAGTTTATGCTTGACAAATATGCCACAGATGCTACAGTATAGTTTAAATTTAACCATGGAGGTAAAATGGTAAATGACTTGAAAGCATTTAACTCTTTAAGTAAAGAAGAGATAATGCAAATGACAGGCCAAGATGATGGCTCGATAATTAGTTCGGGTACATTAGCAAGGCTTACAATAAATAGAGCGGCTGAAGATGACGATGGTAATCAGTTATCAACAGGCGTTTACACAGTATACGATGCCTCAATAGAGGACAGAGTATACAGTATAAAGGATAAACCTATTCAGTTTAGACCTTTTATAAATAGTTATCAATACATGGAATATGACCCAGATAACAACAGCTATCCTTGTTCGTCTGTGATATTTAAATCATGGAAAGAAGAAGCCATTGACAGTAATGGAGGAGTTAATTGTGGTCGAATACGTGGTAAAGATAAAGAAAATTTAACTCAAGCAGAAATGGATGCACAGCGTAATATTAAATGCTATCGTTTAGTATATGGATTAGTGTCATTTGATGGTACAACCTCAAAAGGAGAACCTGCTACTATTGATGCTATGCCTGTATTATTTCGTGTAGCGGGCTCTAACTTTTCTCCAATAGGAGAAGCTCTTAAGAGTTTAAAAGGTAGAGACAGCCTTATGCAAAATCACTTATTGAATTTAAAAACAATAAGAAAAAAAGCAGGTAGCAATGTGTATTATGTTTCTAAAATATCTGTTGATAGTAAAGAGATAGATTTTACACAAAAAGACTTAGAATACATGGATATGTTCCGTGCTCTTATTGAAGAAGAGAACGCAAGAGTATCTGAAAAATATCAAAATGCTGTAAAGAATAAGGAAAGCGATGCGGCATCTGCCAAAGTAATTAATGAAATGGAAGATGACCCCGAAATGGTGTTG